TTTTCATCTTTAATACCTGTTGACTTAACAATGTATTTAGAAGTAGTATTAACAACTATCTCATTATCAATTGCCATGAGATATTAGTCAGTAAATGCTTCGTCTTTTCTTAATTCGATAATTACATGACCAGAAGTACCAAGAGCGGTTAACTCTAAATCTCCTGAAGTCGCTGTCGTGTTAGTTGCGTTATTAGTAATCTTACCAGCAGTACCATCATAATGTCCTGTACCAGCAAGTTGAATTGCGACTGTATCTGCTGAAGCACCTTTAAATTGTATCTGTACATGACCTGTATTGTCATCAGCAGTACCTTGTACTAAAGACCACCATATTCTAGTGATATCTAATTTTGCACCGTTAGCGTGTCCTGCCAAACCACTTGCGTCTAGTATAGTAGAGTTAGCAGTAGTGTTATCATCAAAGTTTACTAGAATAGTAACCTTACCACCTTGAGCACCGCCACTAGCTTGTAATGATGTATCTTTTAGTGTTCTCGTTGCAATTGCCATTTTTTATTTCCTTACTTAATTGTTTCGTTATCAATGTATCTTTCTATATCTGATACTTTAATCCCATGTTTTTTAGCCACTTGATTAATAATACCTTCAACTTTTCCTATAAGAGGGTCAGAGGTTTTATCAATCATACTATAAACATCATCTATTGCGGCCTTCATTTTAGGAGATAAACTATTATACTCCTTACCCTTTTCGGGGCCACCATACCTTCTTTCAGATAATTGTACTTTAAACTTCTGAAACGACAGGTTGTTCATTTGGTTCCTCATCATTGTCTATTTCAACAGGTTCTTGTTCAGTAGAGTCTTCTTGAGAAGGTTTCATATACTGAGCATTTTGTTCTAAGTCCTCTGTTTCATGAGCTGCGTTTAACCAATCATTTGCGACAGTCATTCTTTTACCATCTAAAGCACCACCTATCTTATCAGATAAAGCGTTTTTAAATGCGTCTTGAGCTGCGATATTATCGCCGTCTGCAAGAGAATCAACCATTTTCTTTACATTATCATCTGTCATAACTATTCATCTCCTATATTTATATCATTATTATCATCATCTTCCATTTGTGCGCCTTCTGGATTTGCGATAATACCTTGTTCAATTTCTTTTCTAATCTGACTATCAATATCTATGATATCTTCATCACTTTGTCTCAACACATTCTTTCTGATATATTCAACAGAGTAATATTTGCCAATATAAGGACTAACCTCATTTGCAAGACTTATTCGTTCTCTCAATATTTCTGCATTTTTTAGTTCAGCAAAATATCCATCTTTTAAATAATCATATTGTATATGTTCTTTTAGATTACTCCAATCTTCTATTGTAATAATACCTTTTAAAACTAATTGTGTTTTAAGTACATCATGAAATAGTTGAGTAAATCTTTTTCTTAATCTTGCAACAAACTTAGTAAATTTAAGTTCGTCTCTTGTAATTTCTGCAGCTCTTCCTAGATTAAAACCATTTTGAGAGTCTAATCTTGAAATAGGTACATTTAAAGATTTGTATAATTTCTTTTGAAAGTACTCTACATCTGATATTTCGCCAAGGTTTTGACCACCGGCAAGTGTAGTAACTTCGGTACCTTTTGCACCTTCTCTACGAGGTAACCAAAAATCTTCAAGCATAGACATATGCTTTCTATCATCTCTAATCTCACCTGTAGCGGCGTCATAGACAAGTTTATTTCTGTATCTTGCCATAACATCTCTTAGATAAGCTTCTGCTTTTACTTTAGGTAAGTTACCTACATCAACATAGAATATTCTTCTTTCGGGTGCTCTTACTATTCTGTAAATAACAACAGCATCTTCAATCATTCTTAATTGATTGACAGGTTTAATTGCCTTATGTAGATGACCCATAACCATATTTTTAGTTTGGTCTATTACACCTGATGTAATATAAGAGATTGCGTCAGCAGAAATTTTAAGACCAGCATTTGAATTTGCTGATGATATACCTTTTTCATTATAAACAAACCATTCTGCTGTTTGTTCTATAATTTCTATACCTTTAGTGCCTTTAACATCTCTCTTTTTTGTAATCTCACGAACCTTTTTAATTTTTCGTGGGTCAATGTATCGTAATTCTGTTAATCCTTTTCGTGGACTTTTTGGGTCTATGACCTTGTGAAAGTATATTCTGCCATCAACATAAAATCTTTTGAATATGTCGTGACCTTTTTCGTCAAAATTTAAAAGTTTCATAACTTCATCAAACTCATCACGAATTTTCGTTTTAATACTATCTGAAACTGCTAATTTATCTAGTGATATTGAAACAGACTGGTCTCTATCGTCTGAAACAATAACCTCATTGATGATATCTTCAATTGCCATATCACACTCAGGGTGTTGAGCAACTTCTCTATATCTTTTAATTAAATCAACATCATTCTTCGCCGTAACGTCCATATCCAGGTATTGGCCAAAGTAACCGCCAGCAGATATAGTAGTTGTACCGTCATCGGGAGAAGGAACCGTGAAGGCCTGTTTGGCCTCCGCCGGTTTATTCCTTTCATCATTCAGTCTTGTTATTTGGAAGCCAAGTAATTGCGCCATATTATAATTTTCCTTTTAACTTATATTTATTATGTAGTAGTATCTGTCTCAAAATACTGGTATGTAAACGAACAACCGAACTCCTCTATAGCATTATTCGTGCCATAGTTAAGTGCGATATCATCTAGAGCAGTTGGGAATGCACCTCTTAAAGTATAAGATTTAAGGGTATCTCCATTTCTGTCTAAATGGTCAATGAATATATCAACTTGATAATCTGAAGGATTAGTTAACCCCTCGTTATCAGTCATATTATTCATGCCGTTCATCCATCTTTCTAGACCTCTGTAAATTTTGAAGTCTGTATCGTTTAATACAGTAATAGACCATGGATTAAATGTTCTATCACCAACTAGGTTCAGTATTCTTCCTCTAAAGTTTACAGGAACAGTACCAAGATTTTGCCCAGGTATTGATGTAGCATTACATAAGAATGCCAAGTCAGCTGTTTCTCCACCAACTGCTGAGTAACCAGGGAAAGGTAAAGTTACCTTGAACTGATTGGCTCTTGCACCACCGCCTTTTAGTCGGGCTTTAAAGTCATTTATATTCGCCATTGTGTAACCCTCCTATGCGCCTGCTACTTCAGAAAAGGCAACGCCTGTTCTTGTAGCAATAAAGTTAAGTTGAATAAAGTTAATAGAACGAGCAGGTTTCACATAAATGTCAGCCCTAAATTCGTTTCTATCAATAACATCTCCAGTATTATTTGAATCATCACAAACAACACTAAAGTCTGTAATACCTCGTCTGCCTTGTACATCTCTCAAGAATGGTTCTACAAGATTTCTAAATTGAGCCCTTGTAAATTCATCATTAAACTCAAAGAGTTGGAATTTAGCAGCAGTAGATACAGCTTTTTCTAGAGTAATGAATAATCGTCTTACATTAATTCTATCGAAAGCACTAGGTTTTGCTTGAGCAGTCTTATCGCCAAACAGCACAGTTCCCTGTCCAGGGAATGCGACTACTGGATTAATTCTTGCCTTGTACAATTCATCTCTTTGTGTTTGATTTGGATTGAAAGCAAGTTTAACTGCACCTCTAATCTGTCCTCTGTTAAATCCAGCGGGTGAGAAGAAAGGGTCAGCGATATTATCTGTTCTTGCACAAAGTCCTGCTATGTCACCATTTAATGGTACAAATCTAAAGACATCATTATATCTGTCGTACATATATTTGTAACCACTATCAATAACAGCATAACTTGTTGATGGTAAACCATCAGCAAATCCTACTACATTTTGAGTTTGTGTAATTGCGTTAGCAATACCAACAACATCTGCTCTCGCAGGTGATATGAAAGCAACACAATCTTTTCTTGCAGTTGCGATATCCATAACAGCAGTTGCTTTTGTGTCGCCAGTAGCGTCAGCATCTGTTTGTGAAGGACCACAAAGTAGTAAAGATATATCTACATTTTCTGTGTCATTAAATTTTTCATATGCAGTTGCAATCTCACCGTTTGTAGCAGCGTAATCGTCTGTTCCAGATGATAATGAATAAGTCTTAACAACAAAAGCATCGCCTTGAGCATTATCAAAAGTTAGACCTTTTTTAGCAGTACCTGCATTTGCAAGTGTTGTTTCATGGTCCATTACATATACAAAACTACTAGTTCTGTATACTACATCAGCATAAAAGTTTGAATTGCCTGAAGAATCTTTAGCGTCAGAAGCCTGTGAAACGCCAGCAAAAGTTTCTAATATTTCTCCTGCAGTTCCTGTGATTCCGCCATCTTCGTCTAACACTACGATATGCATTTCATCTAATGAACCGCCAGCAGCAACAACATCATCTGTTGAAGTTGGTGGACCGTCAAAGTTGAAATAATATTCCCAATGTCTTAGAACTTTAGCGTTGTCAACAACGGCGTGTCTTAGTCCGCCTGTTTCGGTTTGTCCTGTTGCAGGATTAAATCTTGCAATTGTTAGAACGTGAGTACTGATTCCTGTGATTTTATAGAAAACTCCTGAAGGCGCACCGTCAGTTGAAGGTACAGCAGCTGCATCTCCAAATTCTAGTATGTCACCAACTTGCATTAAACTACCATCGTCAACAGTTATTGTTGTGTCTCCGATAGCAGCAGAAGCGTCAGCAACTAGATTTCCACTCATTGAGTGTGGTCCAAAAGCAGTTGAGTTTGAGCAGACAGAAATTTTAAGTGAGTTTCCTAGAGTTCCTGCTTCACGAGCGGCATATGCCCCTACATTAGCAGCAAAACTAGCATCACTTCCATAGTTGTCTAGGTAATCAGTAGTATTTTTTATTAGGATAGCAGTACCAGATGCAGCAGCATTTACCATGCCTGTTATCGGTCTCACTACCTTGAGGTTGTTTCCGTATCCTAAAAAGTTTGCGGCGCAAAAGAATTCCTCAAAGTTGTCTGTGGTTGGTTTACCAAACACATTGACCAACTCTGATTCAGATGAAATTGTAGTAATCTCATCAATCGGTCCTTTTTCTGCCGTCATTACTATTGCACCCGCTGATGTTGAGACAGCAGGTATTACATTAGTAAGGTCCTTTTCAGTAACGAGAACTCCTGGTGATACTTGAAAAGCCATATTTTAGTTCTCCTTAATAATTAGTTTATTAGTTATAACCCTTTGTGTATATTTATAGTATGCCAAAACTACACTATTCTCCTTTGCGATATGATACGGGTCGCCAAACTTCTCCTGCGTCAACAAAATAACCGTCTTGACCCTCAGGGTCGTTTACTCCATCATCTATGAACCCAAAGGGCGCCATATCTGCTTCGATAGCATTTTGTTGTTCAGAAAACATTTGACCTCTCACATCTACATTTGTTAATTCTTTAAAATATCGTTGATTTGCTAACCACGAAAATATCACTAAGCACATCACTAAATCATCTGTTGCACCAGCCTCAGCCTCAAAAGATTTTCCTTTAGATATAAAGGTTGATAATTCTGCAATAATATCAAAGTCTGTAATAAGTAATTTATCCCCCTCGATTAAACTTTTGAGATTAGAAGTTCCAATCTTTTTCGTACCTTTAGTCATTCTCAAGCCTAGTTGATTGCCACGACCACTAAATCCCCCACCTAATACTTGACCAGAACGACCTCTTTGTGTAACCATCATCATGTTATCATACTCTAATTCAAACTGTAAGTTATCTGCTACTTGTTGTCCTAAATCGTTTATCTCTATTAAAATAAATGCTTTGTTATAATGTTTTGCAACCCTATCTATAATACTAGGAAAAAGAAGAGGTTTGATTTCATTATTTCTATACTTTGCAACTAGTTTATATGGTACACTTGTACAATCTATCACACAAAAGGCTGAATAATCACTTGTTAATCCTCTTGATACATCAACTGTCATTGTGTAAAGGCGGTCTTTCTTTGGCATTTCGTAAACATCTAAACCACCACTTCGTTTAGGTTCAACAACAGGCATAAGTTTTATTTTACTTGCATTGATAAGTGTATCAACACTACCTAGAAACTCACATTCAAATTCTGTTGCAAATTGTGATTCACTTGTATTCTTAATTGTTTGTTCTTTCCATTTCTCATCACGACCTGGTACTTCACTCCAATGTACTTCGACAGGAACAAAAGTACTTTTCTTATTTGTTGCATCCATCCACATCTTGTAAAACATATTCATACCATGTGGTGTAGATACTATCATCACCTTTGATGTTTTACCAGATGATATTGTAGGATAAACTGAACTAAAAAATTCTTCGGCAATATTATTAGGTACATAAGCAAACTCATCTAAGAATATTATATTAAAGGTACTTCCTCGAACAGCACTAGAAGAAGTACTTGCCGCTACAATTCTACTTCCATTTTCTAATTCGAGTGAACCTTTATTCCAATTGAGAACGCCTTGTTGCATCCATTTGGGTAAATGTTCGTAAGCCAATTGCAAACGACCTAATAAATCTCTTGCCGTAGAAGATTTGTTGGCCAATATTGCAACATTCACATTATCATTAAATAATACATAATGTAAGAGGTAGGAAACTATGATAGTTGACTTTCCACTTTGTCTAGGTAATTTACATATTGTAAACCTATTATCGTGAAAAGTATCTACCATCTTCCGCTGAAAGTCGTACATTTCAAAAGGCACTAAACCTTTATCAATGGTAACAATTTTTAAATATTCTTGTATAAAGTATTTAGGATCCTCAAGACACTTCATCACTTCTTGAATTTGTTTCTTTGTAAATCTAGAAGGAGTGTGAGCTTTCTTTAAATTAGGATTACCTAAATATTGGTCAGTTGTTCCCATTTAATTTTTTAAGAAATCTTTGAAAGCTACTTTGCCTTCATTCATTTCTTGTCCATAATCCATTTTATTCATTAACACATACATCTTTTCACCAAGTAAGTTGCCAATATCATAATCTGAAACATAATGAAACCCTGCCTGTACTCTACCATAACCACATTCGTAAGCCGCTTTCATTAATTCTTTTTCTAATTGTGGTACTTTACCAGCAACATATCTTGCAAGTATAACTGATTGAGTCGCATGACCACTTGGATATGATGGTGTTTTATTTGTTTTACTTGGTAAAGTATTTAAACTAGAAAGAACTTCAGCCGGTCTTGCACGATTAAAAAAATCTTTAAAGTGTTTAATTACTGGTACAGACTCTTTTATAATTTGTTTAAATTCACTATCATGAAACTCTATACCATTTTCCTCACAAACTTTGCGAATTGCATAGTAAGGTTCTTGGTCATGGTCTTGAATAGACTGAACATCTTTTTCTGTTCTTTGTCTAATTATTTTTTCCACCTGATACGCCTCTGTTAAATCATCAACAGGTGGTTCAGGTAGTGTAATTACTTCATGTAGGTTTTGTCTAAAAAATATCATTATTTTTTATTCTTTAACATCTTTTGTAGTTCAGTTGTTGAACCAACAAATAAAGCGTTAGTAACATTCTTTGGTCCTTTATCGGGTATATCTTTTATTTTTTTTAATTTATCTTGTAGGTCTAAGAGATTTTGTGATACTTCACTTACTGTCTTGATTAATTGTCCTGCAACTTCATAAGCACGAGGATGTTCTCCTTCTTTTGCCAAACTAAGTATACCATCAATTGCTTCATTACCTTTATCAAGTAAATTATAAAGATTTTTTCTACCAGTCTCAAAGTCAATATCTGGATCCTTATCTTCTGGTACTAATACTTCGGTACTTGTTTTCTTAGGTAATACTTCCACCTCGAAAGTTTTATCTATTTCAGCAATACCTAATACTTCGTTTAAATTATCATCAATTTTACTCATATTAAAGTCCTCTTAACTACTTATCATCACCAGACGCTTCATCATAATCTAAAGTGTCGGTAAAGAAATCTAGCGTGGTAGTGTATATATAGTCATCATCTTTATCAGCTGATATTGGATTTGGTGTAACTGTAACTCTTTCGACTCTTGGTGAACTAGCACTTTGCGAGACAGAATATAAGTCAGCTGATACTTTTTTAATTACAGCTGATGTAGATATTGGGCCATACAAATATACTTTTGCTGTAAATGTTAGTGTGTAAATTATTCTTCTACTACTTGTTAATGTTCCTGTATAACTATCTTCAAATTCTACATTGTTTAACACGATTGGTATATCACTTTTTGTATCCATTGTTCTATCTTCAATCATAGTAACAGTATAATCAGGTTGAAAGTATGGAAGTATTTGTTCTATTATTTGTAATCCGTCATCTGAATTAGCCACATAAACACTTAAAGCAAATTCAACATTATAAGGCACAGGTGTGTATTGACTATTCAGTTTAGAGGTGTCGGCATTTGTTGTTACTTTAGTTATCTTTTGATTCTTATTTAACTTACGACCGCCATCGTAACTATATCCAGTAACTTCAAATGACAATCGAGGTAGAGTGATTGCCACAGATGAATCGTCCCCATTTAGGTCCTGTTGTGCATCTAATCTGGCTAAAAACTTTTCTTTTGGTGAATATGATAAAGGTACTTTAATATTTTGTAAAGGATTTCCGCTAGAATCTAATCTCTTAATATTTATATTATTAAATATTGTACCAAACGCAATAACAGTATTACGAATCTTTTTGTGGTAAAAGTGTTCTCCAAACATTAGTATTCGTCAACCTCTCCAAATGGATTTCTTTCGCTGAAGTCTAATATATCATCAGCCGTTGATGAAGTATTTGTTCCTGCAGCCGTTTCAAATGCCTGGCCTTGGTCAGTAGGTGATTGTGTTGCCATTGTGAAACTTTCATTAATTATATAATCTATTGCACCAATACTATTTTCTAAAACAAAAGAACCAGTTTCATTTTCTAAACTAAATTGGAAATTCATTGTATCAGTTGATAGACTATCTTCAACACTATCAATCTGAGCAATACCAGTATCAATTCTTTCTGAACTGTATTCAAATCGAGTACAAGATAACTTGTATGTTGGTAAAGCGCCTTGTTGATAGAACGGTTGTTCATGTTCTACAAACTGTATTTCAAAGAATGATTTTGTTGTAGGGAAATAAACTAAATCACCCTCTTGTGGTCTATCAGCAACTAAATCTGAATTATTACCTACTAGAGTTTCCCATCTCAATTTAGATAAAGTAAAAGTAATATCATCTCTTAATTCTAAACCAAACTTTTTAATAATCTCTTGTTCGCCCATATATCCATCAGTATTGTCCACATACATTTCAATAATGTATGAGTCATTAAATGAGCTTGCAGGATCCTCACCAAAGATTGTATCTTTATTAACAATCTTTCTTGGTAAGTAAAAGACATCTTGGCCGTAAATCTTGAGCTGTTCTATAATTAAATCTTCGTATAGTCTTTGCTCAGATGTTGTGCCTGTGTCAAAATAGACATTAGTTGGCATTTAATTATCCTTGTTGCATGTGGGCAGGTTCTTCATAGTTACTTCTAATTTCTTCTTCTAACTGTCTTTGTTCTTGAATTGCTGTAGAGAATAATTCAGGTCCATTTAGAGTAACCCCACCTAACATAGCAGTACCTGAAAATTTTGAAAGATTTTGTCCCCATTGTTTTTTAATTAAAGTGGTTGTATATCTTTTTAAATAAAGGTCATCAAACATATCTGTACTTGTTGCAGGGTCTAATCTTCTAAAAACCTCAAAGATTAAAAATTCACCTGCTGTAATATCATTGTTCCAGTCCATATCAAGAAATAATTTATTTGATAGATGATTAAATCTCATAGGTTTCTCTCCTACTAATATATGGTCAAGAAAGTCTAAATGTTGCATTGTCATCTGATAATGTACAATACTTGTAGATGAGAAATCGTATAGGTCGTTTAATCTTAATTGATATCTAACATCAAACATATTTAAGTTTGCTCTATCAGATAAAGGAAATACATTGACAACTGAGATAACAGTTTCAGGAACTATAAGAAAGTTATTTCCTTGTTTCCATGTAGTGGTAACACCATTCTCTGTAACCGATTCAGATGTATCAGCAGTCATACGAGTTATATCGGCTGCCGTCACTTCATATTTTAGATACATTCTCTCAACACCGTCTGTATGATATTGACAGAAATATTGTACTGCCTCGTCTATTCTATCATCTACTTGGTCGTCATCAACATTTATATCAATTACAGGCTTACCTAATGCTCGTAGACAGTATTCTTTTAGTGTTGCTTTTGTACTTGGGACTGCCATATATTATTCTTCCTTTATAACTATTTATAACTATCCTAATGCGACTGCTTGAGCGATTGCAAATGCTTTAGTTGATTTGTTATCTAATTGTGTTTGTATAGCACTAGTAACTCCATCAAGATATCCTATTTCAGTTGATGTTACAGCACTCACAGATACATCACCATTACCATCAGAAACTAATGCTCTTGAAGCAGTTAAGTCTGCCATCTTACTAAATGCAATTGCAGCTGCTGATTTAATATCTGCATTAACAATATTTGTAATTGTGTTATTATCACTATCAATACTCTTATTAGTAAGTGTATCAGTTGTTGCTTTACCTACTAGTGTATCAGTAGCATTTGGTAATGATACTGTTCTATCTCCTGTTGGGTCAACAGCAGCTAAAGTTGTTTCATGTGCGTCATCAGTTGCGCCTTCAAATATAACACTTGTATTAACTTTAACAGTTGAGAACTCTGACGCACCACCGCCTGTAATATCTGTTAGATATGCAACTGTACCAGTAGCGTCTTGAAAAGTAACTGTTCTATCTGCCGTTGGATCCGTGATTGCAAAAGTTGTTTCAAAAGCGTTTGCAGTTGCACCCTCAAATACAAGTGGACTAGCACCTGCAAAGACAGCACCAGTTGTAGTAAATACACCGGTTATTGTTGGTGCAGTTATTGTTGGTGCTGTTATTGTCGGCTCTGTTAAAGTTTTATTAGTAAGTGTTTCTGAACCTGTTAATGAAGTAAAACTATCACCTTGTAGTCCAGAGTTAAATTCTGCAAGTGTACCTGTAAAGGTACCTAAATCGTCTAAGTCAATATGTAATGTGTTTGCGTTACTATTAATTGTTTTATTTGTTAATGTTTGAGTAGCTGCAAGACCAGCAAAACTTTCACTTTGTAAAGCACTATTAAACTCTGATAGAGTACCAGTAATTGTATTTGCGTCTAAATCTATTGTTTTATTTGTGAGGGTTTGTGTCGTAGATTTAAATAGTGTATCTACTTGTGATAATGTTGCTCTACCTTCAGTACCATTATCAGATACTAAAAATAAATCACTTGTTGCTAGTGTAGCACTTGTTAAGTTAGTTGCATTATCAATATTTACAATTGCTTCTACAACACCAAACTCTAAAGCACTTGCTTGTGAATTAACTTTTAAAACTTGACCTGCACTACCTATTGATAATGCGGCCCCAATACCACCATGTGATAGAGGTACTGAATCGCCTGTCTGAAATTCAGCAAGACCTGTTGCCGTACCAGCGTCATTGAATACTGCTCTTATTGGTGTTTTATTTGCCATAATTTATTCCTAAAATTGAAAAATGGTTGTATCACTATCAGTTAGTGGTGAACCATTTGCCAATGTAAATGTTTTTGTTCCTGTAAATGTTGTTCGAGTATCAATAGATGAATTAAACTCAAATTCTGTATTTTTTGTACTTAGTCCTCCAGTAGCAGTAAAGAAAGGTACTACTCTTGTAGGTTGTAAAGTTTCACCACTAGATGATAAAACGGCTAATTCATTTATTCCTGCTTTTGAACCAGCAGGTAATGTTGCACCTGTTGCTGATATTGCAATTGTCCCTGTGCCATCAGCACTTATTGTTGCGCCTGCAAGGTCAATTGTATCACCAGAAAGAAATAAATCATTCCATCTTTTTGATGCACTACCTAAATTTCTTGAATCGGTTGTATCTGGTAAAATGTCTTGGTCTACAGCACTTAAATCTAGTGCCGGGGCACCAAAAGTACCATCTTGTAAATCTACACCATCACCTGCGTTTGAAGATGATGAATCTGTGCCATCCATAACTAATCTATCGCCAGCATTTGAACCACTTGCGTCTGTACCATCTAAAATTAAATCTTCAGTTTCTAAAGTTGTACCTACAAACTTACCAGTTGTAGCGTCATATTGTAGAACTCTTTTATCTATCAGAGCAGTATCAGCATCAACATCATCTAATCTTGCTAAATTAACTTCACCGCCACCACCAATTGAACCCATTTGTTTAGTAACAACTTCTTTAAATCTAACAAACTCTTTTTTCATTTCATCTAAAGAGGTTATTCTATCTAAAGTTTTTAATTTTTCTTTATCTAGTTCATTAGCAACTTTCATTTCTGAAAGTTTTTTAGTTACTTGCCCAATTATGCTTGTATCTGAGTCTATTGGTTCTAACTCATCCTGTAGAACTTCACTAACTGTTTGTTCTTTTTCTTTTACTTCTTCTTCAGGTTTTAGTAATAATTCTTTTTGTTTTTTTGGTTCTGCTTTCTTTTTCTCTTTTTTTAGAGAAGAAAATAATTCTTCTATATTAGCTATTTTCTTTTCTGATTTAGCAACTCTTTCTTTTGTTTGTTTTTTTTCATCAGCAATTACAGAGAAAAAATCTACTAATTTTTCTGTT